CGATGGTGAAGAATATTACGACCGAACAAAAAATAATAGACGCATCAAACGTTGGCGACTGAGCGACGAGCGAGAGGATAAACTCTGGAAGGCTTCGTTCGTTGGTCATCCCTGCACGCAGTGGACGATGGAGAGTCGCATGAACTATCGATGGCACGCAACACACGCTCTCGCACTTTGTCGTGAATACACACACCGATATGAAAAGGTTCACAACTCACAGGCACTTATTGAATATCTTTTTAATCGTGAGCCGATAAATATAAGAGAAGGTGGACTTACAAAGTTTGCCGTTGCAATGCCTGACCAGTATAAGGTAGAATGCTCCGTCGAGTCTTATCGAAACTATTACAGAGGAGAAAAGGCTTACTTTGCAAAATGGAAGAATCGTGAAACACCAGTTTGGTGGGAGTAAGAATGGATAAAGAAAAAAGTGTTTTGGTGACGGGTGGTGCAGGCTACATTGGTAGTCATATCGTGCTTGCCTGTCTTGATGCTGGTTATAAAGTTGTGGTGCTTGATCGTGATGAAAAAGCGTGCAAGCATTTACAGAAGTGTTTGCGACGTTACAAAGGATTGAAAGTTTTCAACGCAGATGTCACAAATGATGTGTATATCGAAGGCATCATAAGTAATGAAGATGTTGGCTCTGTAATTCATACGGACACACATCCAGACGATTACAACTCAAATCACGACCCCTTGAATCACTACAGTGAGATCATAGAACGCGGTATAACTCTTCTTAATACGATGAGAAAGTTTGGCGTGTCTAATTTTGTATTCACATCAAATTCATCAGTTTATGGAAAGCAGTCTAATAAAGACGAATCTATTAGTGAAACAAATCCGTGTAAACCAATGGGATCTTTTGGAGAAGCAACATTAATGTTTGAGACTATTCTCAAAAGACACGCAGAGATGAATCCATCATTTAAGTACGCATCTTTAAGAGTTTTTAATGTATCTGGTAACGACATAGGTGTTCGTGTATCAGATATCAACTGGAGAAAAAGCAATGCTGTCATTCCAAAAATCATGTTAAGTATCATTGATGGTAAAAAAGAGTTTCCAGTGTACGGCACGGATTTGAACACTCCCGATGGAAGTCCGGTCAGAGATTTTGTTCATGTGACAGACATTGCAAACGCCCATTTAACTTGTTTGGAAAAAAATATTACGGGTGTTTACAATATCTCAAGTGGAAGAAAAACTTCTATTTGGGAGGTTGTGAAGGAAATCGTAAAAGTTACTCAGTCTGAGATAGAAATTGCTCATTTTACAAAAAATGAAAATGAGCCGGAAACTCTTGTTGGAAACTCTAACAAGTTCACAAAAATTAGTGGATGGGAACCCTCTTACAATTTTGGTGAAATCATTAGAACTGCCTACAAGTCTTGTAAAAAGGTAAAAAAATGAATAAAAAACAATTAGCATATGCCGAATCTGTAATCAATGAGTTATCAGAGATGCTTGACGATTGCTACCAGAGCATTTTAGATGATAAAGAATTTGAAATGCCTGACTTTGTGAAGCCGCTAAAAAGAAAAAAAATGAATGAAAAACAAACAGACTTGATTGTAAACGTCTTTACGGAGCCTTTTTTAGAACTTTACAAACTTGATGAGGGTGAGGACGAAGAACTAAACAAAAAATACGATTGGCTTTCTGAGGAGAAAAGAAATAAATTGATTTCTGTGATAGATGCCCTTGTCACAGCCTGTGTTTCAGAGTATACTGAGTTGCAACCTGAGTTTCAGGAGTTAAAGGAGAATTTTAGAAAGATTGCTGAAAATGAAAAAGAAAAAGCACAACAAGAGGAACAATGATCGAAAAAACTTTGGCGGTCGAGATCGCGGCGAGAAGTTTAGCACAAAGCGTTCGATGCGAAACAATGACCACCAAATCATCCGCAATATGCAAAGCGGAAAAATCAATGTGGAAGATTTAGAGGATTACTACGATGACCACGGTTGAAGGAACCAATACAATGAAACTATCGAAACAAACCTTTGCCATCCTGAAAAGCATGGCAGGCATCAACTCAAACCTACATGTTCTTCCGGGCAACGAACTTGTCTGTGTGAATGTGGGCAAAAGCGTAATGTTCAACGCAGTCGTTGAGGAAAACTTTACCACCGAGTTTGCCATCTGGGACTTGAATCAGTTTCTCGGAACCTACTCTTTGTTCAATGACCCAACGGTAGACTTTGGCAGCACATCGCTTCGCATCGAGTCCGGTCGCCAGTCTTGTGAATACAATTACGCAGACCCAAGACTCGTCGAGGGATGCCGACCACCGAACAAGTTGAATCTCCCTGAGATCAAAGTGACCTTTGACTTATCGCAACAAGAGATCAACGATGTTTTGCGTGCGTCTGCTGTGATGCAACTTCCCGACATCATGTTTACGAACGAAGAGAACAAGGTGAAGGTGGTTGTGTTTGATAAAGAAAAAGCAAACTCCACCAACAAGTATGAGATCGAAGTCACTCCGACCGACATGGAATCGAGTGCATCGTTCAAGATTTACATGAAGGCAGAGTTGTTAAAGATTCTTCCGGGCGACTATGAATTTAATCTGTGCGAAAAGTTGGCAATCCTGTTGAAGCATAAGGACATCGATGCCAAATATACTCTTGCCGTTACCAGTGACTCTGTTTACAACGGAATGTTCTAATGAAATTAAACTCATATTACATCTGCGATAAAGATGGATATATCAAAAATAAAGTGAGTGCATATACACTCATAAATGAGGCTCAACCTAATGGAAAAAAAGTTTGGGCATTAAAATATCTCAACGGTTTAAATGAACATCTGCTTCAAGGTAAAGATGAAAGTATCTGTCACGAATACACATGGGTAGATCCTGATGGTAAGTTCACCGATAAAGTTCAAGAAGGAAGAGAAAAAGAGTTTGAGTTTTTTATGGAACATGGTTATCATATGCCACGAAAGGTAACAAATGCTGATGACTGAACAACACTTATGGGTCGAGAAGTTTCGACCGCAATCAATCAAAGATTGTATTCTTCCCGATGGCTTGAAAGAAACACTTCAAGCCATTGTGGATTCTGGTGAAATGCACAATCTTTTGTTTTCTGGTGGTCCGGGTTGTGGCAAGACCACTGCTGCGATTGCCATGTGCAAAGAGATGGGTGCAGAGTATATCAAGATCAACTGCTCCGAAGATGGCAACATCGACACGCTGCGAACACGGATTCGTGACTTTGCCACATCTCAGTCTTTGACTGGTGATAAGAAAGTCGTGATCCTTGATGAGTTTGACTATGCAAATGCAAATAGTTTTCAGCCTGCCTTGCGTGGGTTCATCGAGGAGTTCTCCGTCAACTGTCGCTTTGTCCTGACCTGTAACTTCAAGAATCGGATCATCGAGCCGCTACATTCCCGATGCACCTGTGTTGACTTCCGCTTCACAAAGGACGAGCAGATGAAGATGGGGTCACAGTTCTTGAAGCGTCTGGAAGGCATCCTACAGGGCGAGAGCATCCACTATGACGGTCGTGTGATTGCTAAGTTGATCATGCGTCATGCTCCTGACTGGAGACGTATCCTGAACGAGTGTCAACGATACTCTGCTTCCGGTGAGATCGATGTCGGTATCCTGACGGAGATCGGTGATGTTGGCATTCACTCGCTCATGGATATCTTGAAGAACAAAGACTTCTCCAAGTTGCGTGGTTGGGTGGTTGACAACGGCAGCAACGAGCAAGCACAAATTTATCGTAAGATTTATGATTCGTTGGGTGAGAATCTAAAACCACAATCCGTGCCAGCGGTGATTCTGATTCTTGCAAACTATCAATACAAGGCTGCGTTTGCCGCTGACTCGGAGATCAATATGATGGCGTGTCTGACTGAAATTATGATGGAGGCAGAGTTCAAGTGAAACTTGGCGACTACCTAAACGCAATCAATTACTCCAAGGATGATCTCTTCGCGGACGAGGAAGCCGCGAAGGGATATGCTCCTTTCATCATCAATCGTTGTCTCTCCTACTTCCCCGACACGATCCTGCAAGCCAACGAGATGAACACTCATGCTGATCTGGGAAAGCAGGAGCAGTTTGACTATCTGCGGCATTCAATCAGAAAGCGTCGAAGATTCAGCCGGTGGATCAAGAAAGCCGAAGACAAAAGGCTTGACTCTGTAAAACTTTATTATGATTATGGCACAAAAAAGGCACTCGAAGCCATGAAGGTTTTGTCTGATGAGCAGATCGACGGTATTCACCAGTATGTCCTGAAAATGCAAGGCTCCTAAATACGAATAGTGGGAGTGTATCCCTATTCGTATGATGGAGTTATCATGGACAATACAGAAAAGATCGTGGAGTCGCTGGTCGAGGTCACACTTAAAGACCCCCAAGACTTCCTAAAAGTAAGAGAAACGCTGACCCGCATTGGTGTCTCTTCTCGCGTAGGCAACAAACTTTACCAATCCTGTCACATTCTTCACAAGCGTGGTAAGTATTATATTACACACTTCAAAGAACTCTTTGCACTTGATGGGTTACCATCCAAGATGTCAGAGGAGGACTTTGGCAGACGAAACACCATCGTCGGTCTGCTTGCCGAGTGGGGATTAATTGATATTGTGGATGAAAATAAATGTTCTGAGCCAGTCGCCTCGCTCAAAAGAATCAAGATCATTTCCCACAAGAACCGCGACGAGTGGGAACTCATCCCTAAATACCATATCGGCAAGAAGCCGTCAAAGGATGAAGAATGAAGCCACCCAGCAGAAAATCATGTTACAATTTTAGAGTCACAGAGATTGTCAAAGTTCTTGACGGAGATACCATCGATGTGATTATTGACTTAGGGTTTGATCTTTACAAGAAAGAGCGTGTTCGTATCGCAGGTGTCGATACACCCGAAAAGAGAACACGGGATCTTGAAGAAAAGGCACTCGGTCAAGACGCGACCGACTGGATGAAAGAGCATCTTGATGGTGCGATCTCTGGTGAGGATGACCTTGTGATTCGCACCGAACTTAACGGCGGCGTGGGGAAATATGGTAGACTTCTCGGCTGGCTTTATATCGGCGACGATTTGGTTTCACTCAACGAAAAGATGATCGAGGAAGGCTACGCTTGGTCATATGATGGTGGCACAAAGAAAAAAGATTTCCAAGAACTTCGTGAGATTCGTCTTGCAAACGGAACTCTTACTCTGTAATATATTTTTTGAGGTAAAAAATGAAAATTGATCTTCGTAATGTATACACCCAATGGGTGAATTTGGATGAAAAAACAGATAATGCTCAGTATATGCAGGGCATTTTCAATAAGTATGGCTTTGAAAATACCCATAGGTTTTCGGCAGTCAGAAAAAATGCTACTCACGACAATGTTCGTCCCGGTGAGGAACACTATCCGGGTATCGCAGAGTCTCAAGTTGCTTGCATGAAAAATATTTTGGATCGAGGCGAACCCGGTTTGATTCTTGAGGATGATATTGGGGTCAACGATAACTTTAACCCAGTGATCGAAATCCCAGATGACGCAGACGCTTTTTACCTTGGAACTTCACACGGTGATAATAATTATCACGCAGTGGATCTCGGTCTTGGTGATGGCATCTGTAAGATTTCAAGAATGTTGTCCGCTCATGCAATTTTGCACATCTCCGACCGATGGTTGCAGAGAATCCAAGATGAAACTTTGAACTGGATGTATTCCACTAACAGACCTTTTGATGTTCACCTCTATTCTATTCAAGCAGAATATAATGTCTATGCGTTCCATAACCCATATTTTTATCAAGCAGATGAAAGAAACAATGCTAATAAATGGGAGCAACTAACGAGAACACCACTGAAAGTTCAAAAGAAATTTTCAACACGGACGATTGTTTTATGATTTCTTGTGTTTATCTTGGTAACTATGGCAGACACGGTAATCAGATGTTTCAATATGCGATGACTTTATCGCTTGCAAAAAAGTTTGATACAATCGCTGTCGCACCAATTGAAAACACAACCATTAAAGATTGCTTTGTTCTTGGAGATGTTCAAAATGCAGTTCCAACAGAGATTCATGGTCGATACGAAGAGCCAAATTTTGGATTTGACGAATCTGTGTATAATCTACCTAAAGAGGCAAACATCGATCTTCTTGGCTATTTTCAAACTGAAAAGTATTTTGAAGAATACAGTGATCTAATCAAAAAAAACTTTGAGTTTAGGGATGAAATCAAAAGTCAAGCCGAACTTTGGCGTAGAAGCATGCCAATCACAAAAATCGATAAGACCGTTTCAATTCATGTTAGACGAGGTGACTATTTACAATTGAGTGACACTCATCCTCCATGTGAGGTAGAGTATTATGATAGTGCCATGAAAAGGTTTGAGGGTCACACCCCTTTGGTTTTTTCAGATGACATCGAATGGTGTAGATATAATCTCTCACATCTTAATCCTATTTTTGTTGAGGGAAATAGTCTGAACGTCGATATGTGCTTGATGTCTTTATGTGATGGACACATCATTTCTAACAGTAGTTTTAGTTGGTGGGCGGCTTGGCTTGGTAATAAAGATAATGTTGTCGCTCCTGAAAAATGGTTTGGTCCGGCTGGACCTCAAGACTGGAGTGATATTTATTGTAAAGGATGGATTTTATGCTGATACCTGCCGAACAGATTAAAAAATATTTCGTAGATGAAGTTGATAGTGTCCTTCACATAGGTGGACATCACGGTGAGGAACAAAGTTTTTATGATGAGATTGGAGCAAATCATGTCACATACTTTGAGGCTCATCCCAAAAACTTTGAAGCACTAAGAGATAACCTAACACAAAGAGATGATGTGACACTTGTAAATATCGCACTGGGTGATGAGGATGACGTTGAAAAAAGGATGTATTGTGAGACTGTGAATCAAGGACAATCAAACTCACTTTTGAAACCAGCACTCCACGAAAATTACTATCCGGGTATTATTTTCAATGATCAGCCAGTTAGTGTCAAACAAAGAACACTTGATGCTTACATGGCAGAAAATGAGCAAGACGTAACTTATAACTTATTGAATATTGATGTTCAAGGATATGAGTATCATGTTTTTCAGGGTGCTATTGATACCTTGAAAAATGTAAAGTGGATTATCACAGAGGTAAACTTTCAAGAAATGTATGAGGGTGGTAAGTTATTTGATGATTTACACGACTTTCTAACAAAGCAAGGGTTCAAATTAGAGGGTGTCGCTCCGATTCACAATGGCAACAACGAACCCGTCTGGGGCGATGCATTTTATATCAGAGGGTAAAATGATTTTTCAAGCGTTAGGCTCACCTTTTTCACACGACATCTGCTCATGTATGGGTAATCATCCGTCAAACCATGAGTGGTTTTTTGGCACAACCGATGACTCAAATATTGAAGTGTATTGTGACTACGATATTTTGGGCGGCTTTGAGTCGAAGTGTGAAAACAAATTTCTATGGATTTGTGAATCGAAGGTGGTCGTTCCTGACCAAATGAGAATATTGACCGAGAAGAAAGATGACTTTTTAGATGTATACAAAGCGGTCTTTGTTCACGATAAAGAATTGCTTGATCTTGATGATAGATTTGTTTACGCACCTCCGGCTGCGAACGTAACATGGGTCGTACCAGATAAACAAAAAATTTATGAAAAGTCTAAGTTAGTTTCTATGGTTTCATCTGGTAAATCATTTTCTTCGGGACACACTTTCAGAAACAATCTGATGGTGTCTTTGAAAGAAAAGTGTCAAAATTTAGATATATTTGGTAGATCATTTAGACCCTTCGATACAAAAGATCAGGTGTTAGCGGATTATATGTTTTCGGTGACTGTGGAAAATGAGTCATACTCAAACTATTACACAGAAAAACTGTTAGACTGCTTTGCGACTGGTTGTGTCCCAGTGTATCATGGAACACCCGATCTGCCAAAAATGTTTAATCCCGATGGTGTGATTACTCTGACAGATGATTTTGATCCTAATGATCTAAACGAAGATTTGTATCACAGCATGATGCCTGCCATTAAAGAAAACTTTGAATTGCAAAAAGCACATAAGATGTCAGATGATGTTGTATATGAAAAAATCATGGAAAGACTATGACAAAGAAGGCAATCATAACGGGGATTCGTGGTCAAGATGGAACATACTTGAAAAACCTTTTACTGTCAAAAGGCTATGAGGTTATGGGTTTTTCGCGGGAGTTGAATATATCTGATCAAAAACAAATGAATTTTTACTTTGAGAAGCATATGCCAGATGAGGTATACAACTTAGCATCTCAGTCAGATGCGAGAGTCTCGACTGCAAGTCCAAGAGATACTATCATGTGTAACTGCGTTGGAGTATCTACGCTTCTTGAATCTGTCCGAAACGTCGCACCCCACTGTAAATTTTTTCAAGCGTCATCATCTCAAGTGTTCGGCGATGCTCCATGTCCTGAGACTGGGTTTACAGAGTTGAGTAAAGCGTCTCCAAACACAGTGTATGCAAGTTCAAAATTATTCGCACAAAATCTTGTCAAGTCTTACAGAGAAAATTTTGGGATTCATGCGAGTGTTGGGATTCTTTTCAACCATGAATCACCTCTAAGAAAAGAGCAATTTGTAACGAGAAAGATTACAAAAGCAGCGGCAAGAATCAAACTCGGTCTTCAAGACAAACTTGAACTTGGAAACCTTGACTCGTCCCGAGACTGGGGTTTTGCTGGGGACTTCGTTGAAGCATTCTGGAAGATGCTACAACAAGATACACCTGATGATTATATTATTTCTACGGGAAAAACTTGCACCGTTGGTGATTTCTTGTATAATGTTTTTGAACATGCAGGCATTGGAGAACCGCATAAATATATCGTCCAACGAACAGAGTATATGAACTCTAAGGAAATACCATTTTTGCTTGGCAACCCTTACAAGGCAAAAAGTAATCTTGGTTGGACACCAAAAACTTCTCTGAGTGAAGTTGCGAAGATGATGTATGATAATGATTATAAAATGATTTTGGAGAATGAATATGAAATGCAGAAGTAAGGTTGGCGGGGATCTCAAAGAAATTTTCACACTTGGTGATATGTATGTTTCAGATTTTATCGCTGAGAGTGAATCACCACGGGCAGGCGAAGAAGAAATGAAACTCATGTTATGTGAGAAGACTGGACTTCTTCAACTTGAAAGTGCCGTTGACCCTGACTTCATGTATGGAAAATATTGGTATCGCTCTGGTGTTAATACCTCCATGACAAGAGAGTTGAAGGATGTTGTTGCCTCTGTTATTGACGCTGTTCCCACTAAGGGCGGGGACATCTTCCTCGATATCGCGTGTAATGATGGAACACTTTTGAAGAATGTTCAGCCATACACCGGGGAGTCTGGATTTTTTAGAATCGGTGTTGACCCTTGTGATGATACTTTTTTGAACGAAGCCAAGCAACACGCGGACTGGATTATTCAAGACTACTTTACAAAAGACTGTTACAACAACTCACCGCACAATGAAAAGTGGGATGGTAAGTGGAGCGGTAAAAAAGCAAAGTTGATTACATGTATCGCCATGTTCTACGATCTCGACAACCCTCGTCAGTTCTTAAGCGATGTTTATGATGTGATGGATGACGAAGGATTGTTTGTTTTGCAAATGAGTTATACACCACTCATGCTTCAACAACTTGCCTTTGATAATATTTGCCATGAGCATGTTTGCTATTATTCACTTTCCTCAATCAAAACCATTCTTGAGGCTGAGGGTTTCAACGTGGTTGATTGTATTTTGAATGATGTCAACGGAGGCAGTTTTAGGATCTATGTTCGGAAGAACGTGGCAACCACCAACTTGTTCAGAACAGCACCATATCGTGATGTGGCAAACTTTAGAATCGATAGTATTCTTAGCCACGAAAAAAGTCTGAAACTTGATCAGCCAGAGATTTATGAAAAATTCTACAAAGACATTTGTGATCTTCGAGATCAGACTGTGGAATTCATCAAAAAAGCAAAGGCTGAGGGTGCAACAATCTGGGGATATGGTGCAAGCACAAAAGGCAACACTTTATTGCAGTGGTTTGGTCTTGATCACACACTCATTGATGGCATCGCCGAAAGAAACCCACAAAAGTATGGAATGAAAACTGTTGGCACTAACATTCCCATTTTCTCTGAGGCAGAAATGCGTGAGGCAAACCCAGACTATCTTTTGATTTTACCTTGGCACTTTATCAAGGAGTTCAAAGACAGAGAAAACTTGTATCTTGAACAAGGTGGAAAATTCATTGTCCCCTGTCCAAAGTTTGAGGTCATCTCAAAATGAAAAAAGCACTGATCAATCAACCGGCAGGGTTAGGCGATATTCTTTTGATTCAGCCAATGGTGGATGATTTGTTGAATCGGGGTTACGAAGTTTTTCACCCTGTGGCAGATGTTTATTCTTACTTGCATGAATACATTCAGAAAGACAATTATCATTTAGTAAAGTCTGATGATGAGCGTGTCCCTGATGACTACAATGATCATGTGATGAATCCACATACCTTATCGGATGGTACAGAGGTTTACACTCTAAGATTTTCTGACTACATCGAGACACCACAAGGTATTCAATACTTCCCAGAACCAGTAAAAGCAAAGTATATTAGATGGGGCTGGAATCACGAAGACATCGACTACCGAGATAATTTAAAAATTATCAGAAATGAAAAAAGAGAAAATGATCTTAAGGAGCATCTTGAGAAAAACCACGACATAAACTTTGATAAGGATTACATCGTCATCAATAGACAGTATGGGACACCACCAGACTCTAAAAAAAGAGAGATGGAACTCTTTGATTTACCTCCCGATGTTCAGTGCTTAGAGATGGAATACATCGAGGGAACTCGTCTCTTTGACTGGATCGATATTATTAAAAATGCAAAAGAGTTTCACACTGTGAATACAGCGATTGTTTACATCATGGAGTCTGTTGGTCTTGAGGGCGTGCGAAAAGTGCAGTATGGAAGAAGACTACTAAGAGACAATCCAGATCACGATTGGTTACTTATGTCAAAAAGTTCAGATAGAGATGTCTGGGAATACATTAATTAGGAGTTTATGATGATTGAAGTGCCTGTATCGATTGGTGAGTTACTTGATAAATTAAGCATTCTTGAGATCAAATCAAGGAGGATTATGGATTCAAGTAAGTTGGCAAATATTACTAAAGAAATGCTAATGCTTACGAGTCTCGTCCGTAAAAATGAGTTTCTTGGCTCAGATGTGACACGCAATCTTTACGCTGAACTTACCAAGGTTAATGAAACACTCTGGGATTTAGAGGACTCGATCCGTGATAAAGAAAGAAATAAATGTTTTGATGAGGAGTTTGTTGAAATTTCAAGATCAATCTATAGACAAAACGACTTACGCTGTGATTTGAAAACAAAACTAAATTCAAAGTTAGGAAGCAAAATTTTTGAAGAGAAGGGATACGCTCGATATGAGTAAGAAGATTACAGCCGTGGTTGTTGGTAGAAATGATGATTATTCGGGTGATCTTGATTCAAGAGCCGTGCCGTCACTTCTCTCAATGTTGGAAGAGTTTGATGAATTGATCTATGTTGATTTTAACAGTGATGGAGAGTCATACTTTGAAAAAATTAGAGATAAGGTGAATCCTGAAAAAACAGCGGGAAAATTCAAACACATTGTTGTAAAGGAGAGTGACTTTCAACAGATGGGTATTCAAATGTCTGGTTTCAATGAGGCTTGGGCAAGGAACATCGGTGTGCGACGAGCATCGCATGATTACATCGTAAGCACCAACATGGATGTGATTTGTGAAAGACCATCGGATGAATCCTTTGATGACAAAACAATGTATACTGCCGCAAGAAGAGATGTCCCAATAGAAATCTACAAACAAATTCCACAAGAAATTTTGAAAGATGTCCTGTATCAAAACACCGAGAGGTTCCCTGCCAAGCCTGCGGTGTTAGATTCAGAGGGGAATCCGATTTGGGATGAAAATGATTTGTGGTCTGTGGTTGTTTGTTGCGGTGATTTTCAACTTGCACACAAAGATGTTTGGGAAAACATCCGAGCGTTCGAGGAGAAAAATTCAGTGGGTGAACCAACCGAAAGAGGATACTTTGATACAAATCTTATGAAAAAGAGTGCGTTGTGCGGACATGGCATTGAAAAAATTGATATGAAAATTTTCCATCTAAATCACAACTCGCCAACTTATGTGCATGAGGATGCCACACGAAAAAGAAACAGTCAGAAAGAATACGTCCAAGATTTTAAAGAAACAAGTAATCTTGAATCTTGGGGTTTCGAGGGTTATGATTTTTCAGAGGAAGCGGTATGATTGCCTTTCTTGGTCATAGTGATTTCGGCGAAGAGTTACTGCAAAGGTTTATTTCGCGTGGCTTGAAAATTTCATATGTGACCACAAAAAAAGTCAACAAAGATCACGCCACCAAGTCTCTCGATGAATTTAGGAAAATTTGTGAGTATTCTAATTTACAACTTTTTGAAAATGTCGATGTGAACTCAAGTAAATTCGTAGAACTCAACAAAGACATGGGAGTGAGCCATGCCATAATCGGTGGCTATGATGGTATTATCAAAAGTGAATATCTGAGAAGTGTAAAATCTGTGATTAATACTCATTTTGGTATTATACCAAGAAATCGAGGATGTAACCCAAGCATGTGGGATATCCTTTCAGACAAATCTGGTGGATATACAACTTATGAGATTTCAGAGGGCATAGATGAGGGGTGTGTTCTTAAACAAGAAACTGTTGAGGTTGAAAATGATGAGACAAGCGAAAGTCTTTACAAAAAGGTTCAACAAAAAGCGATTTTAGGATATGATTCAATTTTTGATTCAATTGAAAAAAACACATTCAAGCACGTTGATCCGATTTCTGACACAGACATTTATCACAGATGTGAAATGCCAAACGATAGATTTGTGTCATGGCGATGGAAAACGGACTTCATAGTTAAAATGTATCGTAGTCTAAAGTTTGGTGATTACCCAACGCTAAGATCAAGACTTAAAAATGGTGCAAATGTTGAACTAAAATTAATAGACTATGGGAAAGATGAAACCGGGGCTGTGGGGAGTTTCACCAGACCTGTAAACGGAGTAAGTAAAGTATTTACGTCCGATGGCTATGTGATTGTCAGCGGACTACAAAATGCCCTACTAAATAACGATGAGTCACTTGTGAGTGTTTCACAGGGTGTATACAAAATTAATATGAATCATAGTGAGACATACCTTGAAGATACCTATTTTCAAACTAAATTATGAAGACGAATTTATCAAAAAATACCAAGACGGTGTTTACGATATACTCTCGACGGGTTTTGTCGGTGAGGGTAAGTACGTTAGAGAATTTGAACAAAAGTTTTCAGAGTTGACAAAATCCGACAACAGTGTTGCTTGCACTTCTGGAACCGATGCAATCGAACTTGCCATACGATCACTAAACATTAGTCATGGTGAGATTATCATGCCAAGCAATACTTTTTTTGCAACTGCGGTGGCGGTGAAAAATTGTGGATGTGATCCCGTTCTTGCAGACTGCTGCACCGATGATTTGTCTTTAGACCCCAGAGAAGTAAGGCGACTAATCACAGAAAAAACAAAAGCCGTGATTGTCGTTCACGTTGGTGGCATTCTTTCAAGCAGATTATCAGAAATCAAAAAAATCTGCGACACTCATAATTTACCATTAATTGAGGATGCTGCTCACGCACATGGCTCGTATAGTGACATTGGTTATGCTGGAACGATTGGTGATATTGGTTGTTTTAGTTTCTTTCCAACAAAAGTTATGACCACTGGAGAGGGTGGGATGGTAACAACTAACAATGATTCATTGGCAAATGTCGTTAGGTCATTAAAGAATTTTGGGCGTGATATTAACGATGCCTCACGCTGTATCATATCACAGGGGATGAATAGTAAAATTAATGATCTAACAGGTTTACTTGGATCTCTTGAGTGTGATAGGGTTTTAGATCGCGTTCAAAAGAGAAACAGTCTTTTAGAAATTTACAAAAGTAATCTTAATAGTAATTTTAAGGTCGTGACACAGGATGGGGGACAGTGTTGTTATTATAAGTGTATCGCACTGACAGAAAATGCTGAGGCGGTCAGAGATGCTATGCGAAAAAATAACATCACGCCTACAGGAGAAGTTTACTCAAATCCCGTTCACCACCAAAACGTATTTTTACAAAGCGGTCTGCCGAACACAGATTGGGTTGCAAAAAATCATGTGTGTCCACCATTATATCCAGAACTCACCACAGAAGAGGTAGAGTATATTTGTTCAATTATGAATGGAGTGTAAAATGAATCGTAGAGTTCTTTTGACTGATATTAAAACAGTGACTTTGGTTGAAGAGGAAAAGAAAGACATCAACGAAAATGAGGTCAGAGTTGCCATCAAAGCAGCCGGTATTTGCGGTTCTGATCTACATTATTTCCGTCATGGTGGTCTTGGATCACACAAACAACCACTTCCGATGCAAATGGGACATGAGCCAGCAGGTGTGGTAGTTGATTCCCAATCAAAGCATTTCAAGGTTGGTGATCGTGTTGCGATTGAACCAAGCAACCCGAACTTATCTGATAAATGGTCACTCAGTGGTAGGCACAATTTAGCGAGTGGCACATTCATGGGGGCGAACGCATCCGGCTGCATGTCAGATGAAGTTGTTGTGCATGACAGTCAGTGTGTTTCAATTCCAGATAATATGTCATACGGCGCAGCAAGTCTTCTCGAACCAGTTGCAGTTGGTTTTCATGCGATCAACCGTTCACAGGTGTCATATCAAGATTCAGTTACAATCTTTGGGTGCGGACCAGTGGGCTTGTGTCTTTTATTGTGTCTTAAGAAAATTGGAGTGACTGATATCTACTGCGTCGATCCACTGCAACATAGAAGAGATGCCGCACTAAAGTTGGGTGCGAGTGCTGTGTATGATCCATCATCTCATATCCTACCGCCAAAATGCTCAGTCGTTTTTGATGTTTGCGGCACTAACTTGAGTCTTGATCTCTGTGTAAAAACTTGTGATGTCGGATCAAAACTTGTAATCATTGGCATTCCTGAGACAGACTCTTTGGAGATGAATCCTCATATTTTAAGAACAAGAGAGGTTGATCTCATCAACATCAGAAGATCAGACCGCACTCTTCACGATTCTCTAAAATTATTTGAAAATGACTCATCTGAACTTGACTTTTTAGTTACGCATGAGTATTCTCTTTCTGAATGTCAGGAAGCGTTTGATACTGCATGTGATTATAGTGATGGTGTAATCAAAGCGATTCTAAATCCAGAAAAGGACAGACCATGAAAAAATATATCGTAACGACAACAATCCAACCCCCAACAAGAGCGACTAAATTATTTGCAAAAATGGAGGATTGGACGCTCGTTGTTGTTGGAGATACCAAAACTCCACATCATTTGTATGAGCAACTTGATTGTGTGTATCTTCACCCAGAACAACAAGAAAGAGATTACAAAGAGTTATCAGATGCGATTGGCTGGAAAAAAATTCAGAGAAGAAATATCGGCTTTGTATACGCATATCAAAACGGTGCTGATATCGTAGCCACTGTTGACGATGACAACATTCCATATGAAAATTGGGGTAAAGATTTACACGTTGGTAAAAAGGTTGAAAGAGATTTTTATGAAACAAAGAACTTGGTTTTTGATCCACTGTCCGTGACTAATAATTCTAACCTTTGGCATAGAGGATATCCCATTGAGTGTATACCAACAAAAAATGATGTGACTTATCTTGGTAAACGATCAACAGAAGTTATGGTTCAAGCAAACCTGTGGGATGGTGATCCTGATATTGATGCAACGACAAGATTGACAAGAAGACCCTGCGTTAAGTTTGATCAAATTGAACCATACAGCACTTACAACTACACGGTCTTCAATAGCCAAAATACCTTCATACATAGAGATGTCCTGAAATACTATATGGTGTTTCCATTCTTGGGAAGAATGGATGATATTTGGGGATCATATTATCTCCAAAAATTCATGGACAGTTCTCAGATTGTTTTCGATAAGCCTACGGTGTATCAAGAGAGAAATGAGCAAGACTTAATTAGAAATCTTGAAAATGAACTTGATGGTTATAGACACACGCAAGATTATATTCTCGGCATACACCAACTTAGTGATGAGGTTCAAAACTTTATTACTGAGTACCAAAAATATTTTGACTAAGGAGTTAATATGAAAAAGGCATTAGTTTGTGGGGCAGGTGGATTTATTGGTGGTCACTTAGTGACTCGTTTGAAAAACGAAGGTTACTTCGTTCGTGGTGTGGATATCAAAGAGCATGAGTATAAAGAAACTGATGCCGATGAATTCTTAGTCCTCGATCTCAGATCAGAGCAAAATGTCCGAGAGGCATTGGATGGTGGCTTTGATGAGGTGTATCAACTTGCTGCTGACATGGGCGGTGCAGGATATATCTTCACCGGAGAAAATGATGCAAACGTCATGCACAACTCCGCGATGATTAATCTTAACGTGGCAAAGGTAGCAACAGAGTTTGAAAACATGCCAAGAGTTTTCTATTCATCGTCTGCCTGCATGTATCCCGAACACAATCAACTCGACCCCGACAATCCAAACTGTGCTGAGGACTCAGCGTATCCGGCGAATCCTGATAGTGAGTATGGTTGGGAAAAACTTTTTAGTGAAAGAGTTTTCCTTGCATTCCACAGAAACTATGGTCTTGAAGTTCGTATCGCACGCTTTCATAACATCTTTGGTCCTCAAGGCTCATGGAATAATGGTAAAGAAAAAGCCCCCGCTGCAATTTGCAGAAAAGTCTCTGAGGCTGAGGATGGTGGAGAAGTGGAAGTTTGGGGCGATGGTCTTCAAACTCGATCATTCTTGTATGTCGATGAATGCTTGAACGGCGTGCTTACACTTATGAGAAGTGATTGTATTGAGCCTGTGAATATTGGTTCAGATGAAATGGTTTCAATCAATCAACTTGTTGATATCGCAGCAGAGGTAGCAGACAAAAAGGTTGTAAAAAATCATATCCCCGGTCCCCAAGGTGTTCGAGGAAGAAACTCCGACAACACATTCATTGAAAAAATGATCGGATGGCGACCATCGACAAAACTTATTGATGGAGTTCGTGAGACTTATAATTGGATTGATTCCCAAAAGGTGAAAGCATGAGCAAACCTACAGTTACATTGTGTATGATCGTGAAGGATGAAGAGCATATCATCCAAGAGTGTTTGAAATCAATTTCACCGTACATTGATCGTTATGACATCACCGACACGGGATCAAGTGACAACACAAAACAAATTATTAAAGATTACTTTGAAAGTGTTGGTATTCCCGGTGAGGTGTACGATGAACCGTGGGAGGGGTTTGGTAAGTCAAGAACCAAATCTCTCCGCAATGCCGACAAGGGTGGTGCAGACTACTCTTGGGTTATCGATGCTGATGACTTTGTGGCAGGTAATTTTAAGTATCCACCTGATTTTGGACAGCATGATGGCTACGCTTTGAATATTCACAGAGGTGATTTCAATTGGTGGAGAAATCAAATTTTCAAAAATGGTATCGGGTGGGGCTATGTTGGTGTGATTCACGAATATGCAGATGCCGCAGAAGAGAGAGAAAAAAAGGGTAGTCTTAATATCACAAGACTCGATGGAGACTACCATATCGATGCAAGAACTATGGGTAATCGCACCCAAGAATTTGGTGATGACCAAAACGCAAAATACTTGAAAGATGCAGAGACATTACACAGTTGTCTCTACAATCCAGAAGACCCTAACTATGAACCAACAAACTTAAGGTACATGTTCTATCTTGCGCAGTCTTACTTTGATGGTGCTGTGTATGATAAAGCGTATGATGCCTATCAAGTTCGAGCCGAAGCCGGTGGTTGGGAAGAGGAACAGTGGTATTGCGTTTATCGAATGGGTATTTGTAAGTGCATGGAACCACTGAAACAATCAGAATCATCATGGGCGGAAGCACAGGATCATTTCTTGCAAGCATACAACATGCGACCGCAACGAGTAGAGCCTTTGTATCAACTCGCTCGAATTCACAGACAAAACGGAAATCCAAAATTAGGTTATCTTTTTGCACGGTCGGGTATTAATATCAAATTCCCAGCGGACGATATTCTTTTCTTACAAAAAGATATGACCGATTGGATGATGTTGGATGAACTTGCATCAACAGCGCATGAAATGGGGGACTTTGATCTTGGTTTACAAGCATCGCAACAACTCATGGCAGATGGTCTTTTCCCAGAGGAGCATAGAGAAAGAATTGTAAACAATTTTAGAGCGTATATTGCAAGAAAAGAAATGATCGAAAAAGCGGTCGCAGAGCAACAACAAAAACAGCAACAAAATGCTGCACAAGAAAAAATGCAAAAAGCAGAAGCCCTGAGAAAAAAAGATGAATTGCGAAGAGTGAACAAACGTCGGGGAAAAAAAGTAAAGGTTAGGTAATGGTGTTTAGGTTCCCTGAGAATCCGGCTACGGGTGTCTCCATGAGTGTGGGTGATATTATCTACACTTATGATGGAACCGCATGGAACAAACCTGCCGTACTCGTTGGTTCGACAGGTGGCACTGGAGCAACAGGTTCTACTGGAGCCACTGGCGGAACTGGAGCAATAGGTTCTACTGGAGCCACTGGCGGAACTGGAGCAACAGGTTCCACTGGAGCCACTGGTGGAACTGGAGCAACAGGTTCTACTGGTGCGACAGGATCAACGGGAGCAACAGGCTCCACTGGTGCGACAGGATCAACGGGAGCAACAGGCTCCACTGGTGCGACAGGATCAACGGGAGCCACTGGATCGACTGGTGCAACTGGATCTCCTCCCGGTGTCGGAAGTTACACGGGTATAGCAAATGCTTTTGCGACTCCCTCAGCGGACGGTGAAGTTAAATATCTTAACTCAACGGTTCAGTTTTTTCACGAAGACTCAAACAATACAGACTTGTCAACTTACTTCGATGCGGCAACTCGCGGGACACTTTTTGTCACAAACGCAACTGACCCAACAAAATTTGCCAACTATGCCTTTACAAGTCACTCAGAAGTTTCAACAAATGTTCATCAATTCAATGTTTCATTATTATCACATTCTTTTTCAACACCTCTGGCACTACCGCTGTTTCAGGGCGAAGCCACTAAAACATTTTATGTAAATGATGGAGCCACTGGCAATGCAAAAAATGTCGCAATATTTACTGTTGATGCCTCCTCGGCTATCGCAACTGGAGCGAAGACTGACTCTCTGTATCGATTACCACACGATGCAACCATGAAAAACTTTGATGTAAAAGTAAACGGAACTGGTGGATTCACGGCAGCGATCTATATCGCAGGCACAGATTTTGGCACTCCGTTGACCGGAAGAATCACTGGTTGTTCTTTGGGAACCACAGGTGCGACCGGATCGTCCACGGTGTTCAACCAAGCCGCGATCACAGCAGGAAACTTTTTGTTTTTGGATGTGTTTACTAATGCGTCTGGTTCATCTGCGGCACAAGCATTCTTAACTTTTGAAAGTAGGTAATGAATGGCACTCACTAATGTTTTCTATTCACCTTCTGGAGCAGGTTCACAAGACGGATCGAACGCGGCGAACGCAAAGGCAGCACTTACGGGGACTTCTTGGACTACTGCCATCGAAGGAGAAACACGACAAAACACTCGTTGGGTTTTTCTTGCTGGCACTTATACCTGCACCGAAGAGTTGCAACCAACATCCACCGACCCAAACGCAGACAATCCACACTTCTGGGTTGGTGCAGATGCGGACGGTAATCTTCTTGAACCAAAGTGGTCTGATGATTCACAGGCACATCTCGACACCACCGACTATCCAAAGATTATCCGAACGAATAATGGTCAAATTTATGACAGTGCTGGAACATCCACGATTTTCAGATGTTTGCATTTAGAAAACACAAGTTCCGGTTTCAATCAGGGTAGTGTTCTGAACGCTACTTTTGCTGAAGCGATTCGACAACTATACGTTGGTTGTTTTATGCGTGCGCCTGATAATTCAAGTGCGAGTAATAACAACGCAAGGGTTCACTCTAACTTTGGTTCAAAAAGTATTATGTGTGAGATTGTTATGTTAGGAACAAAGTTTGACGCAATTGTTCAAAATGGTGGCACTAATCAAGGATCTTTGTTCAACTGTCGCATATATGGTGCAAACACATCTGGTAGCGGAAATGGAAATGGTGTGAAATGTGATACCAACACACCACAGATTATCAACTGTGTGATTGACAATGTTCACGGTGACGGAATCTCTGACCAAGGAACATCAGAAAACAAAAATGGAAACTTTACTAACAACACAATCACAAGGTGCGGAGCAAATGGTATTGATTCTGCCGGTGCTGCACAAACTCAAGGTGGTGTTCAAATTGAAAATAATGTTATTTTTGATGTCGGTGGACACGCACTGGTCGCAAATGCAAATGATGACGATAGGCTTCTTGGCTCACAGATTGCGATTGGCGATGCGACATCTGGGAACTTTAGTAATCTTGATGAATATGAAAATTGTTTTACAGTCACCGCAGTGGCAACGACAGATTTTGTAAATTATTCAAGTCAAGACTATCGCATTCGCAGAGACTCTGCACTCTACAAAAAAGCAGAGGCAGGGGACTTGAATCTTGGTGCAATTCAAAACGAAGACTTTGAGTTTGTTTCAGTTTCCTAAATAGAATAGGAGAATCTTATGGCTGCTCAATACGACATCGAATTACAACGCGGTGAAACTTTTAAATTTTTTGCTGAATTGAAAGATGATGATGATACACCCTTCAATTTCTTTGATTATACCGCAGAAATGAAGGTTCGTAGAAGTCCCGCGAGCAAGAAACTTGTCCTCAAAATCACAGGTTCAGCCATGATCGACCCCGGAACACCCGCTGGATCTGGGGTGATTGGTGGTGGAACGGCTGGTGTCTTTGATCCAGATACAGGTGGTGTTGCCGGTGTTGGGTGGATCAAATTGAACTCTAATAAAAATGGCACGCCGGGGAATCCGGGCGGTATTCTTATTGAGTTTGATAAAGAAACTTCTCTCAACGTGCCTGCTGGTATTTCTTTTTATGATGTATTTGTCGATAACGATGGTGTAAGTGAAAAAATTCTTGCAGGTAGATTTAATGTTATCGAAAGCATCACAAGATGAAAAGAATTAAGATTCATGTAGACAGACCGGCAAGAAGACCACTTGGATCGCAAAACTCAGTTGAGTTTGACCCCTTTCGTCAAGCAACAGTTGAGTTGCAAGTTCCAAACTTTAATATTCCAGAGGGTGTGCCTCCTCCACCTCCACCAACTGGTCCAAATGATGACATCTCAATTGACGGTCAGGGAAACCCCACCATCGAAGTAGTTCAAACACCTGATCCAACAAGTGGTGGTGATGTTGGTGATGGCATTGATATCGACATTGAATTACCAGATGCAGTTTTAGTTGGTGACACGTTTAATTTTAAGGTTACCTTTGATCCAGATAAATTTCAACCAAATACCACCTACAATTTTAGAATCAAAGGTCTTGAATCTGATGAAATTAGACTTATTCAACAGAACCTTGGCTCTTGGACCTTCAATCAAAACGCACTTGTAGGCACTTTCAAGACTGACGCTTTTTTCCCACAAAACGTAGTGTCCGCTCAATTTATCTACTTCAAAGATCCGAACTCACCTGATCAAAACAGGGAAGGCACTTTTACAATTACGGGTGAAGATGCCAGTAAAACTATAATCTTTGCAAAGGCAGCGGTTGAAAGTGAATTGAATTTCAACTTATCTTCAAACTCAGAATTTGTTCCCCTTCCAGATGGGATTCTTAGACAAAGATGGGTGTACGAAAATGAAATTTATTCATTAAAACTCACTGAGCCTGATAAAGATCGTATTTTAAGTTATGAAGTTCCCATCACAATCGATGGCAACAGTGAGCAAGACAAAAACTGGTTCTTTTCTGATGTAAATGGAAATCCTCTCGATGTTCAACCAACAAGTTTCTCACTGAATAATGATAATAACTACGAGGATACTTTATATTTTAAAATCGCAGACGATGGAGTCGGAGAGTATCCGACCTTGCTTAAGTTTGATATCTTCAATCCGACAAATAACGACACCTCCAGCATCAAGTTTTTTCTTAGAGAACCAGATGCCACTCCGCCCACAACAGGTCAGGTTGGGTATGTTCAAGACTCCCCAATCGATTATACAAAATTTGTAAACTTTGGTGATACAATTGAATTTGTTCACCATATTCAAAAACGAGAAACAACAAGGGTTCCAGAAGGGAACCTTGATACATCTGGTGCTGTAACCCCATATTACAGCGTTTCGGGTGTCGGTCTTGCAATAGACGCAGATTCACCAAATAACTCATCGGGCATCACAAACGCGGAACAGGGCGGAGTCAACTCTTTACAAGAGGGGGTTCATTATGACTATGTGGATGAAAACGATAATGTAATTTCCAAACCAGAACTTTTGTTCAACGAGCAAAATGATTATTCAGTCACTACGAGAGTTAGATTGAAATCAGCGAGTGAGGTTGGCGAACTTTGTGATAATGTTATATTTTTACGAATTCTACGAGGTCTTAATGATCAGAACGAAGTTGTTGGTTTTACTCCCGGTTACAATGTGCCATATCGTAGACTAAAAAATACCATCAATAAAATTCAATACGAAAATTTGTGGACTCCTGATGAACTTGGAAGCGAACTCAAAGCGTGGTACAGACCAGAGACAATCACTTCAGAGACAAATGGATGGAGTAACTCTATTAGTGTCACGGGTCTTTTTGACATGGAAAATAGTAGTGGTTCAAGTTTACCAATCAAACTAATTGATTTTCAGTTTCCTAACGACGTTGTATCTGATACATGGTTATTAGATCCATCAAACGCTGACAACGAAACAGGTCAGGGCGGACCTTTCGATGGTCAATATTTTACAATTGATACTGAAGAAGTAAACACTGCCGACAACCCATTTGCGATACCAACCGATGTCGCGGTTTTCAATGTGTCACTATCTCCGTTTTCTGTTGATTATTTTAATCCAACACTTGTAAGTCCTCTAATTCTTGCTCAAGCAAACGCCCCGGAAAATTCTTTTCCGGGGGAACTTCAATGGAATCTTTTTCACACTTTATTATCGGTTGGTGATTTTGGAGATATCACATCATTCCCTAATTACGCAATCACTGATATGTCAATGTATGGTAATGTTCCAATCAGTAATTATCCGGGTCAGGCATATACCGGAGCAAGAATCAAGGTCGAGAGAGAATTGGATTCTGGGGAAACATTTGTTGTAGATCGTGCCTATGGGGGCGGGGTTGGAGAAGCCGTGTATCAACCACCTTTGGCAAATGCAAAGGGTAATTTTACGTCGTGTCCGATGACAATTCCACAAGCAAACGCTGCGGTTCACTCGATGGTTTTCAGAAAAAACTTTTTAGCAGACACAGGACTGCCCGCTGATACCACATCGTATCCTGACCCTACGATTTGGGGTCGAGGAAACGGACAGACAGTTCTAAATTATCCAACGCCTGAATTTAACAATGTTGACGCATACACGGGTTTTGGAAATTCAGTAAATCAAGTTAATGTTTTTAGGAAAAAAGTCGGACAAGATTTTGAATATGGTGCGAGCATGGTTCCTGAAATTATTATCGTTCAAGCGAAGCCCATTGATGATGAGACTGGCGGAGTGATCTCAGATGATACGGTGTTTAGAATCGAGGGTTATCTCGCTCATAAATATAATACATACCCACTCTTACCTGATGGTCATCCATACAAAAATACCCCACCACTTCTTGGAGATTAAAAAATGTCTTATCACTACTCATCGACAAATAGAAGTTCATCAGCGACTCCATCTCGCAGAACATCACAAGCGTCATCGGTAAGAACCACATCATCAACAAGAACTTCGGGCGTTGCACTTGATGTGAATGGTTACTATCCGCTGTATCTCACCTCTGCCGAGGCTGTGGCAGCGAGTCCCGCTCCAACAGAAATTAGACCGGGAGAGACAACCCAAGGATTCCATACGCATGTATTAAATGGTAGAACATATTACATGCCAAATGGTTTGATTATGAATGTGACCCAGTTTCACGGAAACTACCAAACACCACAAATCAAACAAGTAACGACTGATCTAAGACCACGACCTCTTGGTAAACCCAGTGAAATTATTGATGAGGATGAGGTTTTCATAAAGTTTAATGAGGAAACAGACACAGAAGAATTCGTAGAAATCTCTCAATACAACTGTTTAGTTCCCTTTGAAAGCAGTGAAACCGTTCATACGGTGGCAGTCGGTGAGAGCATTCAAGATGCTGTTGATGCCGCTGGTGAGGGTGATGTGATTGAATTAGCGGTGGGAACTCACTATGAAACGGTTGTAATCAACGAAGGTAAAAAAATTATTTTACGAGGGTCTGGAGCGTCACCCTACAGCACAAGACTCCGACCGTCAAAATTAGATGACGGATCTAACGCAAACAGAAACACTGGTGGATTGTGTATCCTTCTTCAAAAGGATCAGCAATCCTTGGTTGCCCCTGAAACTGGATTAGTTGTTGAAAATTTAAATCTTTCCGGTTTTGGACGACTCGTTAATTATGCAAAACCCGGCACTCAAAATTTTTATGACATTACAATCGGCGGATCGATGTATTTGGAAACAGGAGATGTTCTTCTTAGAGATTGTCAAATTTCAGGAGGCTCAAATATCGCAACTATGATTTTTGCCGACACTCCGGTGAATCTCTGCATACAAAATTGTAGATTCAACTCCGGTGACCCTGATAGTCCAAACGGACCCTATGCTGGAAATCAGCCGGGATTAGGTAAAGAAACACCAGTTGATTCCTCTCCGGGTTTCTTTATTGATCAAGGTCAGGCTTCTGTGGTTTCATATGGACCTTCTTTGACAATTAAGGATTGTGCATTGCCCAGAAGTTTCAGTTCTCGCTCAAAACTTGGTGGTTTTGTTTTTTATGCTCCAGATTCGGCACTCGACAGAGAACGAGATAGTTCAGTTGACAGAGGGGTCTTGAAAATAATTAACACATATGCCTATGGTGCAAGAAATGGTGGTCAAGACGGGTGCTTTGCGGCAGCGTTTCACAGCGATGTTTATATTGGAAATTGCACTGTGGCTTTCCAACGTGCGGGGATGACGGTAAAATTTATGGGAAACGGATCTGTGTTGCACGCGGATAGAGGATGTAATGTATATCTTCTTTGCAACTTGTTCGTTGATAATGATAATGTTCAGGCGGTGATTCAGGGCAGATTCCAAGGAGGCGGTGTTCAGAACCAAAGAAACACTATTCCTAAGCAACCCCCATATCCATCAACTGCACAACTGTCTGATGTGGTACTCAAAGATTTTGATAGTAAGATTAAATTTTTAGCAGGAAATGTATTTGGATACTATGAAAAGAAAAATATTTGCCTCAGTAATCCTGATGGTGATAATCCTGATCCATGTATCACCCCCAGTTTTGCTCTTGAGCCATCGGATTATGGGGAAGTTTTTACAGTTGATCCATTGAAAAATACGACAGAACTCGTTGCGGAAGAAAGTCTGTTTCAAAACTTTACTCAAAAAAGTTATTTTGAAAACTTGATTCCTTTTTACTTTATTGATTATTACTTTTTCTTGCCAGATGTTGATCCAGATTATCCAGACACTAATGCTCGACCGATGAGAAGTTTGATTAGATATAGCGATCCTCGACCTGAGCCGGGGTATAGTGAATTTGGTTTACAAGGATTTGATCTAAGAGTTCGCAGTGTCAAGGAAGGTTATGCAAACCCAATTCCGTATTCCTCTGGGTTTACAAGAAAAGAATTTTACAGCATGTTGGGTCTTGCTTTTCCGTACGAAGACCAAAATGATGTGGCAAGACCAACTATAAATTTCGATCCCGGTGCGTTGCAGACAGAATGGTTTACTGACACAAACGAAGATGGCGGTCAGATTAGTGATCCTGATATCTCAGATGATAATCCATCAATCGGTATAGACAATACCATCGAAAATATCCCTTGACACAAAAAACTCTCTGTCTATCATATGACAAAGGAGTTTATTCATGTCAAAAACTGTCGGCTGTTATAAGATTCGTAAAAACGCAAAGATGCCATTTATGGCAACAAAAGGATCTGCGTGTTTCGACGTTCATGCTTGTCTTTTACCTTGCACGATCAAAATGCTCAAACCGGGGGAAAGATTTTTAGTGCCTCTTGGTTTGATCCTTGATATTCCAGAGGGTTACTCTGTTCGGGTACACACTCGATCCAGTATCGCCTCAAAACATGGTGTGGGAATGTCTGTGTCAGAGGGCATCATTGATTCGGATTATGTCGAAGAAGTGTTTGTGCCAGTTGTAAATAACGGCGATAAAGTTTATCAAATCCGCGACGGAGATCGAATCGCACAAATTGAACTTGTGAAAAATTTAGAAACGACCTTTGAAGAAATTGAAAATGCACCACAACAAAAATCCGACCGCGATGGTGGTTTCGGAAGCACAGGAGTGAACTAATGACCCGTGATGAATTACTAAAAAACCATGAAGCCATTTGTAAAGAAGCCCGTAATCTTATGGAATTAAAAAATAAAGATTACGCGGGCAACGGAGGACTTGAACCTTTTGCAAACTTTACACGCTGTGAAGCGATGGGTGTCTGCTCCACTGAGCAAGGATTCCTTGTTCGGATTGTTGATAAATTATCTCGCATGAGTTCTTTTATTGAATCAGGAACCATGCACGTTGAAAATGAGTCTTTTCACGACTCCTGCGTAGACATCATCAACTACATGGTGCTTCTTTCATCTTTTGTTTCAGAGAAAGAGGTTGACGATTCCAAGTGAGATGATATAATCCACTCATGCCCATCTTGCCTTACATCCGATCAATCGTCAACATGGCAGCGGGATTCTCTCAAACATTAAGACCAAAAAACATGGGGCAGTTGAGTGATCTTTTGCAAGATTACAGAAACTCAACGGATAATCCCACGGTGTCTGGGTGGAGAGAGTATCATGCCCAAAAGGTTGGAAAAGACTGTATCGAAAATGCAACTGAAAAAACATGGGACTTTATTGAGCGAATCAAAACAAACATCGAGCATCTTACAAAAGAGGACGTTAGAGATTGGGTCGAAGAACTGGTCTATGATAAAACATTTTCAGGATTACAGATTCAACTCGACGTTCTTCGCATGGTATCAAAAAAGTCTTTTCGTCTTGCAACACCAGCAGAGGAGTCTCGGGGTATTGATGGTTATGTTGACGGAACCCCAGTGTCAATTAAACCACATACTTACAAAAACTCTCCGGCATCCTTGAATGAGAGAATCGAGTGTGGTATCATTTTTTATAAGAAAACAAGAAATGGATTGGTAATAGTTTGAGTCGGTTCTATACAAATGTAAGCGTTCGTGGAGATAACATTCTGTATCGTGGATACGAGAATGGCAAGAGAGTCGAGGGTCGTATTGATTACCACCCCACTCTCTTTATCTCTACAAATAAGTCATCGGACTTTCACACGATGGACGGTCGTTCGGCGGAGCCTTTCCAGCCGGGAACGATGTCGGATTGTCGTGACTTCATCCTGCGGCACGAAAGTGTGACGGGCTTTGACATCTATGGCAACACTGACTACATCTATCAGTTTATTGGTGACAAGTTTCCCAAAGAAGTTGAGTATGACCAGTCGGTTCTGAAAGTTGCATACATCGATATCGAAACCACGGCAGAGAATGGCTTCCCCCAAGTTGCGAATCCAAACGAGCGTGTCATCACCATCACTCTGATCGTGCAGGATCGTGAGTATGTTTTTGCATTGGGTGATTGTGCGTTGAAAGAGGGAATCAATCTCTACACCTTCACGAACGAACAAGACCTACTCTTGAAGTTCTTGGAGATTTGGGAGGGCGAAGATCCCGACATCGTGACTGGTTGGAATGTCAAGTTCTTCGACATGCCGTATCTCTATGCTCGCATGGATCGTGTGATCGAGAAGCGTGCAAGGAAACTCTCTCCGTGGGAGTTTGTCAAGCAACGCAACGTCCAGACACAGAGCGGTGATCGCATCGCCTTTGACTTTGTTGGTCTTACGATTCTTGATTACTTCGACCTCTACCAAAAGTTTACTTATGTAAACCAAGAGTCATACAAGTTGGATCACATCGCCTTCGTCGAACTCGGCGAGAAGAAAGTCGAATACGAATACGATCACTTCAAGGATTTCTATACAAAAGACTTCCAAAAGTTTGTGGAATACAACTATCAAGATGTCAAACTTGTGCAGAAGTTGGAGCAGAAACTTGGGCTGATGGAGTTGGCGATGGCACTGGCATACAACGCCAAGGTCAATCTTGGTGATGTGTTCTCTCAGGTTCGGACTTGGGATCAGATTATCTATCACCACCTGCGTGCGAAGAACATCGTGATCCCACGAAAGATCAACGCCGGAAAGAAAGACGGGCAGATCATCGGTGCGTATGTGAAGGAGCCGATCACTGGTCGGCATGACTGGGTTGTGTCCTTCGACCTCAACAGTCTGTATCCTCACCTCATCATGCAATATAATATTTCACCTGACACCAAGTTGCGTGCAGACATGTCGGGCGAACCGCCATTCCCATTCCGTAACTCAATGTCTCCGGCAGAGATCATGGCAGGGGCGAAGGACAAAGACCTGAAAGAATATGAAAAGCGTAACTTCTCTGTCGCAGGAAACGGAATCTGTTTCCGCAAAGACCGACTTGGCTTCATGCCGGAACTTATGGAAAAGTTTTACGCAGAACGCAAGCACTACAAGAAGTTGATGATTGAGGCACAAAAGAAAAAGCAACAGAATCCAGACGATGAAAGTTTGGACTTTGAGATTGCCAAGTATCACAACTTCCAACTGGTGCGAAAGATTCAATTGAACTCAGCCTATGGTGCGATGGGCAATCAATACTTCCGATACTTTGACATCGACATCGCAGAAGCGATTACAACTTCGGGTCAACTATCGATTCAATACATCGCAAACAAACTAAATGAGTTTTTGAACAAAACTCTAAACACAGGAGACTATGATTATGTTGTCGCAAGTGATACTGACTCTGTTTATCTTCGCCTCGGGAACTTGGTTCGGGCTACTGCTCAAAACAAAACGAAAAACGAGATCGTACGATTTCTTGACAAGTCCTGTAAGGAAGTCATCGAACCATTCATCAACAAATGCTACGATGAACTCGCCCAAAAAATGAATGCCTACTCCAACAAGATGGTGATGGAACGAGAAGTCATCGCCGACGTTGGAGTCTGGACTGCCAAGAAGCGATACATGCTCAACGTGCATAACTCTGAGGGTGTGCAATACGATGAACCCAAGATGAAGATCATGGGTATCGAAACGACACGCTCATCGACTCCAATGGTTGTGCGACAAAAGTTGAAAGACGCGATTAAGTTGGTGCTGACCGGAACCGAAGAAGAGATCATCGACTTCGTTGCAAACTTCAAGCAAGAATTCAAGGAATATTCACCAGACCAGATTGCCTTTCCCCGTGGGTGTAACAACATCAACACCTACATCGATGAGTCAACCATCTATCGTAAGTCTACACCGATTGCCGTGAAGGGTGCGTTGATCTATAATCACTATCTGAAAAAGATGAAACTGCAAAGCAAGTATCACAGAGTGAACGAGGGCGACAAGGTGAAGTTTTTGTATCTTGCTGTTCCGAATCCCTTCAAGGACAAAGTTATTTCGTTCCCCGGTGCTGCTCCGAAAGAGTTTGAGTTGGATGAGTTTGCCGACTACGACAAGCAGTTCTCAGTTTCCTTCTTAGAACCTTTGAAAAATATTCTTGACAAAGTTGGTTGGGATTACGAACATAAGGCGACATTGTTTTGAGTGACAAACTTATTGAAGAAATCTATGCTAAGAGGTACAACACCACGACAACAAGCCGAAAGGACATCGGAGACATTTATGTTGATGGTGTACCAATAAACATAAAATCAAATAATGTTGACAAAGAAAATTTCTCTCCCAACATGATGAGTGGTGTTAAACTTTTTGAGTATCTCAGAGATAAAAAAAATAGATTACAATTTTTGTTTGTGAATTATAAGGAAACAGAAAATGGTGTTGACATTTTAAGCGAACGATTGGTTGATGTTGAACACATTTCGTGGGATTGTCTCAAAGTTCAGTGTCAGGGAAATGGTGTAATACAGTTCCGCAAAGGAGAGTTGAAACTGGATGAAAACCAAACGAGAAATCAATTTCTCAACGGCTTCTCGGATGCGTATGCTGATTACATTAAAAGAGAAGAAGTAAAAATACAGAAACTAAGAAACATATTTTTAAATGATTGAATTTGACTACACATTAGATTTTGATACGATAGACTATCGAAAGAACCCGGAGTTGTATATCATCGGTCGGGGAGAACAAGGAGTATTGCTCTGTGAACCATACAAATCAGAAATCTGCAAACACTGGCGATTCCGCACGCCCCAAATCGCGTTCGACTCGGCAAATCGAATTTACGCTATGTTTGATGACTATCTTATTCGGGATGAGTTTGTTGGGGCTGATATGGCACGTAAGTTCCTTATGATGGGATGGACGCGAGCGAGACGATACGCTAATCATCGTAGCGGAAAGAAGTATGATGACAACGGAAGAATCAAACCACAAGAGCCAGACCACTGGACTTGTGACAAAGCAGAATCGGCACGCATCTTTAAGCGTGTATACGATGCAGCAAGAACACATAAAAAATATCGAACGATGGTTCGTGAGTGGCGAAGAAAGGAGGAAGACATATGGAACGGAGCGAAACCGACCTTATTTTAGAAGCATTGAGATGTCTTCGCTACGACTTACAGAAGACACACAAAGTTGTATTGAGGACAGAATCCACTAAATCGGGAGATGTCCAAGAATTAGTTGACAAGATGTTAGAGGTTGATAAACTGATGGAAAAATGGAGAAGCATTGATGAATAACTTTTTGAATAACTTGGTTGAGGTATCTGGTAATGAAGACGCTACTTCTGTTGACAGCGGTTTGGTTTCTGACATCAAAGGATTCATCAGCACGGGTTCATACACACTGAACGCACTGCTGTCTGGGTCTTTGTATGGTGGCATTCCGAACAACAAGATCACGGCACTGGCTGGTGAGCAGGCGACTGGTAAAACTTTCTTCTGTTTCAACATCCTGAAAACTTTTCTTGATGATAACCCCGAAGGTGTTGTGCTTTACTTTGATTCAGAGCAAGCAATCACCTCACAAATGTTTGAAGAGCGTGGTATCGACTCTGCCCGTGTTGCAGTGTTCCCTGTTTCGACCATCGAAGAGTTTCGGCATCAGATGATTCAAGTTGCCGACTCGTATCGTGCAGAGAAAGACAAGAAGCCTATTCTTGTGATTCTTGATTCGCTCGGCAACCTGTCTACCCTGAAAGAAATGGAAGACACAGCCAGCGGCAAGAATGTTCGTGACATGACCAAAGCCCAAGCATTGAAGGCAACTTTCCGAACGCTCACTGTCAAGTGTGGATCGGCTGGCATTCCGCTGCTGATCACAAACCACACCTACGATGTTGTCGGGTCTTATGTGCCGATGAAAGAAATGTCCGGTGGCTCCGGTCTGAAATACAACGCAGGCACAATCGTGTTCCTGTCCAAGAAGAAAGTCAAGGACGGAACTGATGTGGTCGGCAACATCATCAAGTGTAAGTTGCAAAAGTCACGGGTCACGAAAGAAAACTCTATGGCAGAAACTTTGTTGAACTATGAGTCTGGTCTTTCACCCTACTACGGACTGACCGACATTGCAGTAAAGCATGGGGTGTTCAAGAAAGTCTCGACTCGTATCGAACTTCCCGATGGTCGTAAGGTGTTTGAAAAGAACATCAACGACAAGCCCGAAGATTTCTACTCCGATGAAATTATGAAGAAGTTAGAACTTGCAGTCGCAAAAGAATTCAAGTATGGTTCGGCAGTGGAAGAAGATGACACTGGCGTAATTGAGATTGAGGACGATGGAAACGATTGAAACAATTATTCTGAGGAATCTGGTTCACAATGATGGGTTTACTCGTCGTGTGCTTCCGTTCCTGAGCGAAGAGTATTTCAAGGACAGAAACGAGCGAGCCGTTTATGGTTTGATTCGTGATCATGTCCATCGCTACAACAAGGCTCCGAACAAGGATGCTCTTGGTGTGGCGTTGGAGAATCGTGGCGGTCTGTCGGAGCAAGCATACAAAGATTGTAAAACGATTG